GAAGCAGAGGTGGTAAAGATGATATTGCAGCGCCAGTGCAATCTTCAGAAGAGTCATTGAAAAATATGATTGAAGCAGAAAACAAAAAAGGAATTGCTAAAATAAAACAAAGACAAAAAATGTTAGACGATGCAATTGAAGACGCATCACCAGGATTTGCAAACGATATTAAATACGATGCAGAATTAGTTGCAGAAAATTTGGCAGAGCGTATGGGATTAGTTTACGATGATCTACCTACAAAACAAAGATTAGATATATACGATAAAGCATATACAGGTTTATCAAAACAAAGATTTAAAAAAAGACCTGTGCAGAGAGAATCTCTTGAGGATTTTGTTGACGATGCAGGTGGTGTAGATGAAAGTGATCCAAGAGGCATAGATGATTTTATACCAGATGATGACCCAGAGCCATTAGCGAAAGGTGGTATAGCACGTATCGGTTTGAAAGACGGAATGAACAGAAGAACATTCTTAAAAATATTTAGTGGTCTTGTATCTCTACCAATTATCGGTAAAGTTTTAAAACCATTAAAGGTTGGTAAAAAAGTAGCTCAAGTTCCAATCATTAAAACAGGAGATGTGCCTGGTAAACCAGAATGGTTTGATCAATTAGTCAACAAGGTTATACTCGAGGGAGAGGATGTTACAAAAAGATTTGCGACTCAAGAACGACAGGTTATTCACAAGAAAAAAATCGATGATGAGACAAGTGTAACGGTAACACAGGATCTAAACGATGGATCTATCGTTGTTGATGTGGATGATCCGATAAGAAATGTTATGGGACAGAGTGGAGATGACACATCCGTTCAAATGATGCTCAAAAAAAATCTAGGTGATGAATCAAATCCAGCTGGACCTGATGAGTTTTCATTTACAGAGAATGACATGAGAAACTACATGGATGGCCCCGATGATTACACGACAGAGTTTACAGAGAACACTGTTAACAAAATGAAAGATTTAACCTCTGATCTAGGCAAGATTAAAAGTTACGCCACAGGTAAAAAACCTACTATGAAAGAATTTATAGGATCTAAAAAAAGAAAAGATAAAGTTGCATTTGCAGAAAGAAGTCCTTCAGAGTATGCATCAGAACGTGGCCCTGATATTGATTATTCTGATTATGATGACGGCATGGCATCAGGCGGTATCGCCGGAATGTTGGGTGAGTAATGGAAGACCTACAGGATAAAATCATAGAGTTGATGGATCTCTTCGACGGAGAGGTCACGACAGCAGACAAGATAGAAAGACCAGAAAGAGCATTAGAGAAACAAGCTATCGATGATTTCATGGACCGTAATCCAATGGCCGGGGGTGGTATGTTAGTGCAACCAAGTGCTGATGGATCTAGACCTGGGTATGCTAAAGATAAAAGGCAATATAAATCAGCTGAAGAAAAATATACTGGATCTGCTAAACCTCCAAAAAAGAAAAAATGGCAAGGTGTGTTTGGAAAAGAAAAAGCGGATGAGATATATAATGATTATGTAAAATTTTATACTGATGCTTATAATAATAAAAACATGTCTCAAGTTGGAGAGGCTGAAGAATATTTTAAAAAAGTGTATGGAGATGATGGTAGAAAAGCATCTGACTTTTTAAAACGTAATGGTTATACTAATTTAAAAGCAGCTCCTTATGAATTAAAACAAAAACTATTAATTGAATTAGTAGACGATGCACAAGGTAAAATTAAATTTACAAATAAATTTGATATCATAGATAAAGTATTTACAGAGAGCGCAGCTAAGCAAGCCAGAGCTAATGGTTTATCTTCTTTTTTAGGAAAAAGTGAGGGTCGTCAAAGATTATCTTGGTTTGGAGAAGATCTTTTTAACAAAGTAAATAGCATGGATAAAATAGATGATAAAATTTCTAAAGCTTTAGATTACATGGTTGAAAATAATATTGAAATTAAAGATGTTAAAAAAGCAACTGGTTCTGTGTTTTCTCAAGGAACACCTACAGGAGACAAATCTAGAATGTCTCCAATTAAAAAAACAATTGTAAGTTTAGTTGACAATGGAAAAGATGGGATATCAAGGGCTCTTCTTAACAAAGGTTTAGAAAAAAATGCTTGGTATCAATCTCAAACTCAAAACGGAAAAAATTTATTTGATTATGTTGCAAGAGAATATGGAACAGAATTTATTGGTGAGGGTTTTTTAGATGCATATGAATCAGGAAAAAGTAGATTCGGTCGTGTAACTGTAAAGGGTTCTACTCAAATGCCTTTACCAGAAAGTTTAATTTTTCAATTTGCAGCTAGAAGTGCAGATAGAAATTTTAAAGCAGGAGCTTACGAAGATGGTCCTGTAAAAATAACTGATCTTAAAGGCAATGAACTTGATTTTGGATCTCTTCCAGTAAATGAAAGAGGTCAAAGAATTATTGATCCAAGTAAACATAAATTTACATATAACGGAACTTTGTATGGAAAAAATAATTTAAGAAAACTAGGTTATCAAAGTGGAGATTTTACTGAGGTTTATCAAATAGCATCAGATTTTAAATCTTATGGTGACGAATTAGTGCCAAACCCTAAAAACCCAAACGGTAAAAAAATACCTTTTAGACAATTAATGGACATGTCTGGAATAGATTTTTTTATGGCTATTGGACACGATGATTCAAAAGGAGGGGTAAGAACAAGACCTTTTAATGACTTTCAAATACAAAATAAATTTGTAAATAAATCTTTAGATTCTGCATATCGACAAGTTAAAAATAAAGATCTTCGAAAAAGAATTGCAAATGATATCTATGGAGATTTAAAAGGTTTAAGAGGTCAAGCATATAAAGATGCTTGGATAAAAAATAATACAAAATTATTAAATGATATTATTTTAAATAGAAATATACCTCCGTCATTGTACCGTCAAGCTGGAGAAAATATTATTAAATCAGATGTCTTTCAAACTTTTTCTAAAAAGAAACAAGGTGAAGTAGTTAGAGTTTCTGGATTAAACAAAACACAAGTAGCAAATATATTAAATGCATTTTGTGGATCGGGAAGAGTAAAACAAGCTTCAGGAACTGATCCAGATGGTTTGACTTGTTCTATGGAAGAAATTCAAAGAGGTATTCAAAAAGAAACTGATAAAGCTAGAAAAGTCTCTAAAGATGGTAGTATACCAAAAAAATTTGGTAAGCTTAGAGCGTTAGCAGGAGCTTTGTTTGGCACTTCAGATATTGCTTTAGAATTTTTGTTTGCTGCTCCTTATTTAGCTGTAGGAGATGTTGAAGGCGCAAAAAGACAAACTATTTTGGGAGGATATGGTTTTCCAGATAGAGACATAAGTAAAATGTCTAACGAAGAAGCTCAAAGATTTATAAAACATGAAAGAGCCACAAGAGATTGGATGAACAATTATTTTATAGCTGAAGAGAAAAAACAAGAACTAAAAGGTTTAAAACCAAACACAGGTGCCTTTGAGTTAGCTACAAATCAATTAAATAGAGCAAATGAAAACATGGCAAAAATATCTGATGATTATGGAAAATTTGGTTATAGCTTTGTAGGAGCAGATACACCTCTTCAAGGTAAAGTTAATTTGCAAAAACAATTAAGAGCAGAAACTGCTCAAGAATTTGAAAAAGCAGTTGAAAAACCTGCTACTACATTATTTTTTAAAGATTCTGATCCTGAAAAGTTAGATTCAAATATAACAGAATTACTTGGAGGAGATTTAAAATATCGTACACCAATTAAAGATTTAGAAAGTTACATGGCTAATAAAGGTGAATCTATGGCTGGTAATGAAAATTTACTTTTTAATGTACAACCTCTTCTCTTAAATAGAGCAACAGACTATGGTCAACCAAATTTATTTGATGATTATGCGGCTGGTGCAGGAGTAGAAGCACCTGGAAGAAAATCATTACAAGATGCTTACTCTGAGATTCCTTTAGAGTATGCAAATCAGTTAGCTGCATTAGAGAAAAAACAATTAGAAGAAGGTTTGTTAAAAAAAGAATTAGATTTAGGAACTGGCTTTGCAGGCGGTGGTATTGCTAAATTAGCTGGTATAGATCAAGGCCCACCACCAGAATCAGGACCAAACTCACAAGGGTTGCAAGGTCTATTAAAACGTGGTATGAAAATATAGGAGTATTAAATGGCAGAAATAGATAAAGGACTCCCTAACACAAGAACCAAAATTGATATCCCCTCAGAAGAGGAGATGACAGAAGAGGTCAGTGTTCAGGAAGAAGAGGCAGAACAAAAAGGACCTGTAGAGGTCATTCCAGAAGAGGATGGTGGTGCAACGATTGACTTTGAACCGGGAGCTATAAACATACCTGGCACAGAGAATCATTTTGATAATCTAGCAGACATATTACCGGACGACATACTCGATCCTATCGGTAACGAGATGGTTCAGAATTATATGGATTATAAATCATCGAGAAAAGACTGGGAGCAATCCTATGTCCAGGGTCTAGATCTTCTAGGATTCAAATACGAGAATAGAACAGAACCCTTTCAGGGAGCATCAGGTGCAACTCACCCTGTTTTAGCAGAAGCGGTGACACAGTTTCAGGCACAGGCATATAAAGAATTATTACCAAGTGACGGACCTGTAAGGACACAGGTTATGGGATTAAAAAATCCAGGCACAGAACAACAGGCTCAACGTGTAAAAGATTTCATGAACTATCTGATAATGGATCAGATGAAAGAGTATGAGGAAGAATTTGACTCGATGTTATTTCATCTGCCACTTGCAGGATCTACATTTAAAAAAGTTTATTATGACGTGCCACTAGGCAGAGCGGTATCTAAATTTGTACCGGCTGATGAATTAGTAGTGCCTTATACTGCAACAAGTTTGGATGATGCGGAAGCTATAATACATACAGTCAAGATGTCAGAGAATGAATTGAGAAAACAACAGGTATCTGGTTTTTACAGGGATGTGGAATTAGGACCACCAGGTAATGTTGAGAAAAATGATTTAGAAAAAAAAGAAAGAGAATTAGATGGCACGAAAAAATCTGGCAGACAGGATCCTGTCTACACATTGTTGGAGTGTCATGTTAATCTAGATTTGGAAGGTTTTGAGGATACGAATTCTGAAGGACCTACCGGAATAAAATTACCTTACATCGTAACAGTCGACGAAGGTAGCCGATTAGTTCTCTCCATACGGAGAAACTATGCGCCCGATGATCCGAAGAAAAATAAGATCCAATATTTTGTCCACTTCAAATTTCTGCCAGGACTAGGATTTTATGGCTTTGGACTCATTCACATGATTGGCGGATTGAGTCGTACGGCAACGACGGCTCTCCGTCAATTGTTAGACGCAGGAACATTAGCAAATCTACCTGCAGGATTTAAACAGAGAGGCGTTAGAGTAAGAGATGAGGCAGCTCCGATACAACCAGGTGAGTTCAAAGATGTTGATGCACCGGGTGGTAGTCTGAGAGATGCTTTCTTTCCATTACCATACAAAGAACCATCACCAACACTATTACAATTATTAGGAGTTGTGGTTCAGGCAGGTCAGAGATTCGCAGCAATAGCTGACATGCAGATAGGTGATACAAAACAAAACGCTGCGGTAGGAACAACGATCGCTCTTCTAGAGAGAGGATCTAGAGTCATGTCTGCAATACATAAGAGATGTTATGCAGCCATGAAAGATGAATTTAAGATTTTATCAAAAGTCGTGGCACAATATCTGCCACCAGAATATCCGTATGATGTTGTCGGTGGTCAGAGAAACGTAAAACAGACAGACTTTGATGACAGAGTAGATGTGATACCCGTGGCTGATCCAAATATATTTTCTATGTCACAGAGAATCACGCTTGCACAAACGCAACTACAACTTGCAACATCGCAACCACAGATTCACAATCTGTATCAGGTGTATAGAAACATGTATGAGGCGATCGGTGTCAAAAATGTTGACGCTGTATTGCCCCCACCTGCACCAAATGCACCGATGGACCCAAGTATGGAACACATAAATGCGTTGGGCGGCAAACCTTTCCAGGCTTTTCCTGGTCAGGATCACAGAGCACACATAACAGCTCATCTAAATTTCATGTCAACCAACATTGTCAGAAATAATCCTGCGGTGATGGCAGCGATACAGAAAAATATCTTAGAACACATCAGTCTGATGGCACAGGAACAGGTGCAATTAGAGTTTAGAGAGCAAATGATGCAGATGCAACAGATGCAACAGATGGCAGCGATGGATCCACAGATGCAACAACAGCTTCAAGCGTTGACAAATCAGATAGAATCCAGAAAATCTATCCTAATTGCGGAAATGACAGAGGAATTTATGAAAGAAGAGAAGGAAATCACGTCACAATTCGATAATGACCCTCTTCTAAAGCTAAAATCACGTGAAGTTGACCTAAGAGCGATGGAAAATGAGCGTAAAAGAATGAATGATGAGGCAAATCAAGACTTAAACAGGGCAAAATTGATGCAAGCTCAAGAAATTGCAGAAGATAAGATGGAACAGAACGAAGATTTAGCTAAATTACGTGCTGGAGTAAGTCTTGCAAAGCAAGGTGTACAACAAGCACAAGTTATGATAGATGAAGATTAATAAAAGGAGCAAAAAGCTATGATGAACTATAAAAAACAAAAAATAATTAACGTT